GTGTAAATGGTATATTTCTGGGTGCAAATTTGCCAAGCGTTTTTCTGCAGGGGTTTTTGTGCTATAATTTTTGCTATGAAGGTGCTAAAAATAACGTTTAATAAACAGATTACTGTAAAATTTGATGACTTTAACAATCCTATCACTGAAGTCGTTAAAATTGCAGTTGATGATTGCCTAATTGCGCCGGTTACTGAGCCAGTTAGCGCACGTGAACAGCAAGCCATTAACCAGGCACGTGATCAAGTGCGCGTGCATTTGCCAAAAACGTTTACTGGCGATGTTAGCGCTAGCACGTTTGTATACGATGGCAAGACTTTTACGCTTGACAGCGACAGCGTTGTGTTTATGCCAGAAAATACACCGACAAGGTGGAATAGATACTTGCGCGCTGAGTGCTTGACTAGTGGCGATTTAGGAGCAAGGCCGTGAACGTTGAAAAGCGCGTTATAAAGTGGCTTGAAACTAGCGGCATTGTTAGCGGTTATTTTGTTAGCGGTGATAAAATAAAAGCCAAATCACTACCTGAGAAATTTATTTTAGTTGATAGAACTGGCGGCGCACGTGAGGCAATGGTGCTTGATATGGCTGAAATATTGATTGAAGTTTACCACAAGACCAGCCGGTTTGAAGCCAGCGAAAAAGCCAATGCTATTGCTGATGCGGTTAGCAACTTATTGCAATATGATGAAATCACCCGCGCTAAAGTCAATAGCGTTGTACACCTTGATGATACACTCGGCCAGTATTACCGCTATCAAATTTACCTAGATGTATATAACCGCCGCGGCGAAGCCGCCGGCAAGCCTGCACCGCCCCCCCCTCCTCCAATTGAGGACACACTTTAGTATTTTGAATTATGTAATGGTTATGTTATAATTTACGTGTCAGAGGAAAACACAGGCGACGGCCTGGAAAGGAAAAAACGGCGATGGCAAAAATGTTTACCAAAAACGGTGACGAATATGAAGAAATTGTTGGCTTTACACAAGATGAAGTCGATCATATAGTCGAGAAGCGTGTTGCGCGTGAACGGCAGAAGTATACAGATTATGATAGCTTGAAATCACAGGTTGATGATCTGAATACGAAGCTGAAAACGGCTAGCGAAGAAAAAACCGAGCTTGAAAAGAAGCTGGGCGATGTGCAGCTAGAAACCGACCGCATTAAGATTATTCATAAGTTTAACGTACCTGAAAATTTGCAAGAGTTTGTGACCGGTAAAACGGTCGAAGATATGAGTAAGCAGGCTGAAAAGCTGGCCGAAAATATCAAGGGTGGCGGTGTACCAATCACCAAAACGCCAAAGCCTGAAAAGGGCGACAAAACAGACTCCGCACAAATTGCAAGTAAACTATTTGGCAAGAAATCTGAAGACTAATATAAATCAGTAATGTGCTTAGGAGAAAATCATGGCTACATTAAAAACTACAGACCTTGACCTCGCCGCACACCAGGGCGAAACTTGGTCTAAAAATATTACTACAGGTGTTTTGGCAAAATTGGCAGTAGAAGCACCAGACATTAAAGTTGGTAAAACTGATCATTTCGTATTTACTGGCACACCAAAGGCTGAATTGGTTGGCGAAGGCGCAAATAAAAGCTCAGCTGACGACAAGCCAACTAAGGCTACCGTAAATACTTACAAAGTGCAGGTTACTTATCGATTTAGCGATGAGGTGCAGTACGAAGATGAAGACTACCAAACGCAGCTTATTGATGGCTTGGTAAAGAATATCTCTATCGCGCTAAGCCGCGCACTTGACTTGGTTGCTATTCACGGTATCAATCCAAAAACTGGTGAAGCAAGCTCGTCTGTTGTTAGCTATTTTGCTAAAGCCGGCAATAAGGTTGCACGTGTTGTTGCTACTGAAAAGCCTAATGAGGATATTGAAAATGCCGCAGCTAAATTGCAAGAAGCTGGCTACACTGCAACAGGTGTTGGTTTTGACCCAGCATTTGCAGGCGAACTGGCTCGAGTAACTAATGCTAACGGCGTTAAGCTTTACCCAGAACTAGGCCTTGGCTTTAACGTTGATAATTTCCAAGGCTTAATGGCAGCGTCTAGCGATACTGTCAGCGGTCGCCAAGAAATTACTAAGCCACGCGTTAAGGGCATTATGGGCGATTTCCGCGCGTTTAAGTGGGGTGTTGCTCGATACGTTGGCTTAAAGCTAATTGAAGCCGGTGACCCAGATGGCGCGGGTGATTTGAACCGCACAAATGAGGTTGCAATCCGTGCTGAAAGCATTTTTGGTTACGCTATTTTTGATGAGAAGGCATTCTCATTGGTTGAAAAAGCCGCTTACTAAAAACGCTTGAAAACTCGCCATAAAAGCCCCCCGCAAGAGGGGCTTTTTGGTTGTGTCGTGGTATAATGGTAGTATGAAAAAGCCAATGCTATTTGTTAATGAAATTACAGGCGATATTGTAACTGTTAGAAGCAATCAGGAGGCTTTAAGACTGCCTAAAGAATATCACCGCCTTCAATTTACAAAGAACGAAGACGGCAAATCAGTGGCACGGTTTAGAATACGCTCGATTGATGGCAAAGGTTACGCAACCGTTGATATTTCTGAAAATGAACTTGGCGAGGTGATTGATGGCAACGCAAGCGCAAAGTGATTTTATCGCTGATTTGGCGGTACGAAAAACTAAAGAATTCAAAGAAGTCAAAGAAATGCTGATTGCTAGCGGTATTGTTAGCGAAAATGCCGAAATGGTTAAGCACGCGCTAAGCATAGCCGATATCACAAACATTTTAACCGATTTACAAGCTAGTCAGTTTATCGATTTACTAACTAAGGCTAAAGAACCGGTGCGCGGTACTGCATACGCTGATAAACGCATAAAGCGAACCATAAACCTACTTGACGACATTAAAAGCATTATTGCTGATTGGGATTTTGAGTCATGAATTACGGCAAGTTAACAGATACGATTATTAAAAAGGTTATGTTAGCAATCGCGCTAATAAATAATCCTGAAATCACGCCAGAAGTGCGGCAATTTAACCTTGAGATTTTATTTAGAGAGGTTGGCAATGCAGTTTACGCTAAAATTTACGACATGAACGCTTTTGATTTTGGAATTGAACACACGATTGGCGAAGGAATGGACGACCGATATTATGGCTTGGCTAAAAAAACCAGCTATAGCGTGTCTACTGGTGATGTGGCTATTGCTGATCAAGTGCGTAATTTTATCAATCAATGCGGTGCGCAGGCACAACAGCACGCTATGACGAATGCACGCCAAAGCGGTCACTATCCGTCAGCTAGCCGCCGTACCGTTGGCGATACGTGTAAATGGTGCCGAAGTTTAGCCGCTGAAAATGTGGAAAACCCGCCTGCTGAATTTTTCCACAGGCACGCTGGTTGTGATTGTGAAATTATTACTAAAGGCTACAAGAGTCGCAACGGATTATTGCAAAATTACGTAAAGCCTAAGGATCGCTAGTGATTGAGCTTATTTTAACCGGGAATATCCCAAGCAAGAAAAACTCGCGCGTTAATACTAGGTCGGGGAGGTCTTTTCCAAGCGCCGATTTTATGAGATGGCAATCAAGCGCTATTTGGCAAATTAAGCAACAGAAGCGTAAGCTATTTGTGAACCCAGTGAGGCTTGAAGTTATTGTTTATTTTGGTACTAAGGTGCAGGCTGATTTAGACAACCGCGTTACCAGCATACTCGATATGCTAAAAGAGGCTATGGTAATTCAAGATGATAAATGGCAATATGTGCCAGAAATTTACGCCAAGGCAGAATACCGCAAGAATAAGCCCGGCGCGTTATTACGGCTGGTTGAGCTGGAATAATAAAGCCGCTTGTGGTATTATGTTGGCATGGGAAAGAATACGAACGATCAAGCTATTGCGCCAGCCATTGACGAAACTGTCAATGCTGATGAAAAAACTATCACTGATGTAAATGAGGCTACTGAAGCCGCTAACGAACCAACGCCAGAAGTTGTTGAAACACCAGAAATTGCTGAACAAGCTGGTGAATTGGTTGAGGTTAAAGTGCTTAAGCCATTTTTTGACTTGCAGGCTGAAGCTGACCGCAAAAACGGCGACAAGTTTTTGGCTACAGAAGCACGCGCCGCCGAATTGCGCCAAGTTGGCGTTGTGAAGTAGCTTTATAGCTATAATTATTTATGTTATAATATAATCAATAATAATTACGCTAACGGTTGCGGCAAAACTGGTTTATAAAAAGGGAACTGTTGAAAATATGCAACCAACACAAGCACTTGATCCTCAAACCGACCTCTACAAGGCTATTACCGGTGCCGCTGAATATTTGCTGCAACAGCTAGACTGTAAATCGCAGCGCGCGCGCACCAAATACGAATATTACGATGCCGACAATGAAATTACGGATTTTGGCATATCAGTACCTAAAAAAATGATGAACTCAAAGCCTGGCATTGGTTGGGCGAGCCGCGCAGTGAACACGCTGAGTGATCGCCTTAATTTCGATGGTTTTGCTGGTGATGAGTCAGGCATAAATGATTTGTTTGAACATATTGGGGCAAGCCCTGTTATTAACGCAGCACGCCACGACAGCATTATTGCTGGGTGTGCTTTTATTGCTATAGCTGATGATGGTAGTGGTAAAAAGCTCATACCATTTACCGCGCTAGAAGCTACTGGCGTTATTGACGAAAACACAGGGCTTTTGTCAATGGGTTTGGCGGTAACCCGCTGGTCGCTGCCAAACCCACGCAAACGCAATTATTTAGCGGTGCCAGTTGACTACATCCTATTTTTGCCGGAATTTACCGCAGTTTTTGAAGATGACACATTGTGCGACATTAAAGAAAATCCAACAAAACGATGTCTACTCCATCCGATTACGCGAAAAAGAAGCGCTAACGCACCGCTTGGCAGGTCGAAACTTACCAAATCCGCCCGCCGAATTATTCAGGAGGTTGCACGTGTAAAAAGGCGCTATGAAATCGCTAGTGAATTTTACAGCACGCCGCAACGATACATAAACGGTTTGGCACAAGGTGCTGAAAAGGATAATAACCTAGATAGTGCTTTAGGTAAGGTTTGGGCGGTGACTAAAGATGATGACGGTGATAAGCCTGATATTGGGCAATTGGCACAAATGAGTATTGACCAATTCAGCGGCCAGAAAAAGGACTTGGCACGTGATTTTTGCGCAGAAACAAGCCTAACACTCCGTAACCTTGGCTATGAAACTGCAAACCCAACAAGCGCCGATAGCCTAACCGCAATGAGTGATGATTTGCTACTAGAAGCTAAAAGCTTGCAGCGTGAAATGGGTGAACAAATTAAGCAGTTAGCTATTACATTACGTATGTCAATTGATGGCATTGACACTGTGCCTGATAAACTTAAGAAGATTGTGCCGGCTTGGTCCCCGATTTTTCAGGTTGACCTTGGCGCGGCCGGTGATGCAGTTTATAAGCTATTTCAAGCAATGCCTGAGCTTATTGGAACGGTCCAGTCGTATCAAATGCTTGGTATTTCAGTGCGCGAAGCTGAACAGTTGCAGAAAATACGACAGGCATCTATTAACAGTCAATTTATGCAGGGAGGTGCTAAGTAATGCGCGAACCATTTGCGAACACTTCAGATTTACAGGAATATTGGCGCACGCTAACACCTAGTGAAATTAACCGTGCTAAAATTTTATTAACACTTGCAAGCGACCGCTTACGCATGATGGCGCAGCGTGCAGGTGTTGACCTTGATAAAAAGGTGCAGGATGAGCCTGATGGCGTTTATGCTAGCACGCTGAAATTTGCCGTGCTAGATGCGGTCAAGCGTGCTATGCAAGCACCGGCGGATTTGCCGCCTGTTAATTCATACCAACAAACAGCTGGTCCATATAGTGAAAATATTTCCTATGCAAACCCTACAGGCGATTTGTATTTTAAGAAATCAGAGTTGGCATTGCTTGGCATAAGCGGTGGTCAAAGCCTGAATAGCATTAGCACAACGCCAAATAATAAAGGATTATACGGAGGAAATGAATAATGACAAAACGCGTATTTAATATGGGCGGTGGTGCGCACAGTGATGCCGCATACACCGCATTTGAAAACGCTGCTTATGGCAGTTGCGTGGCAAACGCTACAAGCCTTGCGGTCAGTGCTGGCAGTGGTATGAGCGTGCGTATTGCGGCTGGCGATGGTATTATTAGCACGCCAAGCTCCGGCAAGCGTATTCAAAGTGATGCTATTGAAACGGTTACGATTAGCGCGGCTAACGCTACATATCCGCGCATTGACAGCGTGGTTGTGTATATTGACAGTGCCATACAGCCAACCACAGCGGTTATTGATAACGTTAACGGCATATTGAAATTTGCGGCAGTAGCTGGCACGCCGGCAGCTAATCCAACCGCACCAACTGAGTCAATGATCCAAGCGGCAATTAGGGCGGGCAATAGGTATATGGTGCTGGCTGATGTAAAAGTGCCGAACGGCGCAACCAGTATGAACACAGCAACGTTTACTGACCGCCGCAAAGTCGCTACTATGATTGACAGTAGCGACCTTGCCAAAAAAGCGGTTAAAGCTGAAAATATAGATTTTACGACTATGCTAACGTATGGCGCTAACAATTCAACACAGACTATTTCTGGCTCGCTGGTAATTCAATCTGGCTGGGTTTATTTTTTGGGAAATGGCGGAAAACAGCAAGCCGTACAAGTTACTTTTCCTAAGAAATTTAAGGAGGTGTATGCGGTTATTCCTACCCTAATTGGATATACATTTAAGACGCCAACATCTCCAGAGAGTTTCGACCAGAAAATTGGTGCTGGTACAAACATAGAAT